TCCCCGGCGGACGCAAGCGGCGAACACGCCGTATACTATTACGCCATTTACAGGGACGGGAAGAAGGAAACGGAGATCGACCCCGTGAACTTCATCTGCCTTATTAACGGCGTGGACTACCTGGCGGAAGTAAGAAAGGCGCTGGGCAAGTAAAAATTCCTCTTGACTTTTGTGAGCACATATGTTACTATACTTTTGTGAGCACAAAAGAAGGGAGGTTTAATCTTGTCTCCACGAACGGGACGGCCAACAGAAGACCCGAAAAGAAGCCGCGTACAAATGCGCATATCCGAGCGCGAAATTGAAATGCTTGAATTTTGTTGCAAGAAAGCGGGGCTGACAAAAGCGGACGTGATCCGAAGGGGAATTGAGTTGGTATACAAAGAATTGACCGAAAAATAAAGGCGGGGAACGGTGCACGCCGACCAAAGCCAGCACCGTTCCCCAAAAGGACTTGTAGCCCGTGAAGACTACAAGCCGATTATATCACGGGCTGCAAGCCTTTTCAAGTATGAAAGGGGCTTGCAAATGGGAAAAATCATTCAATTTCCAGGAAAGCGGGAAGAAGACCTGTACAGCGAATACTATCTGGCGGAGCCGGAACTACAAAGGTTCTATCTGCGTGAAACTGTGGCACTGAATCTTACAGGAGGATACCAGACAGGATTCTACGAACTAAGTAAGAAGATTCCAAAAGATGTACTTAACAAACTGCTGGGGAGTTGTGCGGCATACTGGGCGGATAAAGAACAGTTTTTTGTTCCGTATATGCTTGAATTGGAAGACACAAGGCGGAAATATAAGGTAGGTGTACGCTGTGCTGAGTGAAACCGATCTGACAGGAAAAATATTTGGATACTGGACGGTTGTAAGGCGCGCAGGGAGCAGCAAAGAAGGAAGGAAAATGTGGTTGTGCCGCTGTAAATGTGGAACCGAAAGAGCGGTAAGAGGGTACAATCTGAGGAACGGGACAAGTAAAAGTTGCGGATGTCTGAGTGCTGAAATGACAAGAGAACGAAGCGTGACGCACGGCATGACACAAACAAGATTGTACAAGATATGGAACCAGATGATACAGCGAACAACAAATGAAAAAGCGCAGCATTATAACAGGTATGGTGGACGCGGGATTAGCGTATGTGAGGAATGGAAACGAAGTTTTGAAGCGTTCAAAGAATGGGCGTTAAAAAATGGATACGCCGATAATCTTACAATAGATAGGGCGGATAATGAAAAGGGATACTGCCCGGATAATTGCAGGTGGGTAACAAGGGCCGTTCAGCAGGAAAACACAAGCAGAACACACTTTCTTACATATAAGGGGGAAACAAAGAGTATAACGGAGTGGGCAAAAGCAACCGGGATAAAAAGAAGCGTCCTATATGATAGAATAAACAAAATGGGATGGGACATCGAACGGGCATTGACCACAAAATGAGCGGATAAAAAAGCAACCTGGAAACGGGTTGCTTTTTTATATAAAAATTACAGGAGGAACAAACAATGGAGAACTTACAGGAAAACAAGAACCCTTCCGTAGAGGGGACGGAGGAAAATGCGGCTTCTTTGAACTATGTCCATGCGTTCAAGAAGCCAACAACGATCGGCGGGACGGAGTACAAAACACTGACCTTTTACTTTGAACGCCTGACCGGGGAAGACGTGGAGGCGGTGGAACTGGAATTGCAGCAGCGCAACATTATTGTGCTGGACGCAACCGTATCCAGCGCGTTCCAGTGCGGCATTGCGGCCCGTGCGTCCGGGATCGGAGCGGATGAGATTGCACGCCTGCCCTTGCGGCATTATCTCAAGATCAAGAACGCCGCGAGGGATTTTTTAGTGGCTGTGGGATACTAAAAATTGAGTATCCCGGCAACTGGTTCCGAAAACAGTCATACAGGCTTGCACGGCTGACATATGCCGATCCGTTTAAGTGGATGGCCTTGCCGCTTCATGAATTTTTCGCCTGGATAGAAAGCATAAACGAAGTGGAGGAAGAAGACAAGGCCGCCCGGAATGACAAGTAAGGGGGGCGGGAAGTAATTGGCAGGGGCGCAAAAAAACTTTGAACTTCTGTTCAAGCTGACTGCTTCCCTGGGCGGAAATTTCCATCAAACCTTCAACGCAGCCGTGCAGGCGCAAAAGCGGCTGGCAGACAGCGTTAAAAACGTCAATGCCCTGCAATCGAAAATAGACGGCTACAACAAAGCAAGCGCCGCCATTCAGCAGAACCAGCAGAAATTGCAGCGCTTGACGGCGGAGCATGACCGCTTACAATCCGAACTGGCCCAGACGGCCCAAAGGAAGCGCGAACTTCAACGGGCAATGGAAACCGCAGAAGCGGAAGGGAACATAGAGGAATACAAGCGGTTACAGAAGGAACTTTCCGACACCAACAAGGAATACAGCAGGCTAAACGAGAAGTACAAAGCGAATCAAAACCAGATACAACAAGCTACTGCAAAAATAGAAGAACAGCAAAGATCCCTTGAAGAACTGGCCCAGGAGTTGCGGGAAGCCGGATTGAACACGGACGATCTGGAACGCGCAAACGAACGGCTGAAAAATTCCTACGAAAGATTGCAAGAATCACAGAATCGGCTAAAAAATCTCAACCAGGAACAGGAAAAGCTAAAGAAAAGCATTTCTTCTACAAAGCTGCAAATAGCGGGAACAGTCGGAGTTTACGGAGCCGTAGCAACCGCAATATACAACGGGCCAATAAAAAGTTCTATGGCATTTGAAAAGCAAATGTCAAACGTGGGAACGCTTCTGGAAGGTGATGTGCAGGGAAGACTTGCGGAATTAAGCAAAAGTGTTATCAGCATTTCAAACGCAACAGGCGCGGGAACCGGGGATTTAACAGACGGTTTATATCAAGTTATTTCCGCGTTTGGAGATACCGCAGACAGCGCAAAAATACTTGAAACGGCAACCAAAGCGGCTACCGCTGGCGGGGCAACCACGACAGACGCGATCAACCTTCTTTCAGCGGTTACAAAAGGCTACGGCGATACATCGGCGGAAGCACAGAAAAAAGTGGCTGATTGGGCATTTCAAACTGTAAAGCTGGGGCAAACGTCATTCCAGGAGCTTGCGGCTTCTATGGGAAAGGTTATTCCGCTTGCATCAACGCTGGCCGTAAAGCAGGAAGATTTGTTCGGCGTAATGGCAACACTTACGGGTGTAACGGGCAATACTGCGGAAGTATCGACACAGCTAAAAGCAGCCATGCAAGGCTTTTTGTCCCCGTCTTCAAATATGCAAAAGTCCCTGCAAAAGCTGGGATACGCAAACGGACAGGCTTTGTTGGAAAGCAAGGGACTACAAGGTGCGCTTGACGCATTACAGCAAAGCGTGGGCGGAGATCAGTTAGCATTTGCAAAACTATTCAGTTCAGTTGAAGCGCAAACGGCGGTTCTGGCGCTAACGGGAGAACAAGCGGACAATTTCGCAAGTAAAACGGCGCAAATGTATGAAGCGTCCGGGGCGGCGGCAACTGCGTTCGCAACAGCGACAGACAACGCGGAATCCAAAATGCAACGCGCCAAAACTGCGGTATCAAACCTTGGGCTGGTGCTGGGAAATACATTCTTGCCTTACGTGGAAACCGCAGCGGACAAATTAGCTGGGGTAGTACAAAAGGTTGCAGACTTTGCACAGGAAAACCCGCAGTTAGTGCAAACCGTCCTAAAGGTGGTTGGAGCGCTGGCCGCGCTGAAGCTGGGCGGATTGGGCCTAAAGCTGGGCTTCCAGGAAATGAGCCTGGGGGTAAACACCGCTAAAATTGTGCTGGAAACGCTGAAAAGCAAGTTCCTGATCGCGCAGGCGGGCAGCATAGGGCTACTGGGGAAGATCAAAAACCTGGGGAAATCTTTTGGAACCCTGGGGGGCCTTAAAAACCTGCTGGGGCCGCTGGGCGGCATAGCCGGAAAAATCCTTCCCGTGGTGGGAGTGGTAACGGCGGTAATTACCGTTGTGCAGCTTCTACGGAAGAACTTTGACAAGGTGCGGGAAGCGGTAGGCCGGATTTTCGGGGAAAAGGGTCTGGAAGTCTTTGACAAGATCGTTGCAGCCGTTACGGCGGCGGGGGACGCGATAAAGGGTGTATTTTCCGCCAGCGGAGTTGACGCATTAAGATTATACACCAAAATCGAACAGGCTTTCGGAGGGAAAGCCGCAGGGCTGTTTGTTAAGTTCGTAGGCGTGATCCAGACCGTAGGAAGCGCGATCGGAAGTCTGGTGGGCTTCATCACGGAACACGTTGTGCCAGTGGCGGAACAAGTGCTGGGCGTAATCGTGTCCGATGTGATACCGGGAATTGTCGGCGGTATACAGCAGGAGGCCCCGGTTATCATGCAGATCGTGCAAGCCATAGCGAATTTTATAGCGGGAATTATTCCGGTTATCGGCGGATTCATTGCCGGGATCATGCCCGTTATCAGCGAGATCATAACGTTTGTGCAAACGAACGTTTTCCCGATTGTCCAGCAGATTTTCAGCTTTATTGTTTCAACCGTCCTTCCGGCAATCGTCAGCGGCGTTCAATTCCTGGCAGCTACTATTACGGCGGTGCTGTCCGCCGTGCTTCCCGTGGTGCAAACCGTATTTACAACCATCTGGAATATCATACAGCCGATCTTGCAGCAGATTTTCACAACGGTTCAAGCCGTGTTGCCGTCCGTGCTGGCGATCTTCCAGAACGTGTTCAACACCATAGGCGGCGTTGTGAACGGCCTTGCAACCGTCCTGTCCGGTCTGATCCAGTTTATCACGGGCGTTTTTTCCGGTAACTGGGGGCAAGCCTGGGAGGGGATAAAAAGCGTATTTTCCGGCGCGTGGGATGCCCTGACAAGCATTGTAAAGGGCGTTATCAACAACATAATCGGAATTATCAACGGCGCTATTGCGGGGCTTAACAGCATCAAGATCCCGGATTGGGTGCCAGTTGTCGGCGGCAAGGGCGTGAATATCCCGCAACTGCCCACGTTCGCACGGGGCACGGCCAGAACGCCCAGCACCTTTATAGCGGGCGAGAAGGGGCCGGAACTGATCACCAACGCGCCCGGCATGACCGTATACACGGCGGAGCGGACGCAAAAGATCCTGGAAACCAGCAACCGGGCCGCCGCAGCGGTAAAGGCCGCGCCAGCGGCGGTGCAGGTGGGCGGCTACGGGGGAAACCCCGTGGCAGAAGTGAAGACCGCGCCGGAAGTCACACGGAACCCCGGACGCGGCGGCGGTACACAAAACATAACTGTAAACAATTCCCCCACGATCGTTGTGAATGGGGACAAGCCGGACGATCTGGAACAGAAACTGGAAGCGAACAACCAGAAATTGATCCGGGAAATCCGAGAAATGCAGCGGCAGGACGCGGAAGACGAAAGAAGGGCGGTTTATGAGTAAGACCTACAGAACCATACAAGGCGATATGTGGGACAAGATCGCCTATGAGCAAATGGGGAGCGTCTTATACACGGATCAGCTGATTAAGGCCAACGCCGATCATGCCGCTGTTGTTATCTTCCCCGCCGGGGTGGTTCTGACCATCCCGGCGGCGGAAGATCCCGTGGATATGCAATTACCGCCGTGGAAAAGGGGGATTCTTGAATGAGCATTGCGCGGCGGGTTGAATTGCGGGTTGTGGCGATCGGCGGGGCGTTGCCGGAAGACCTGACAGACCGCCTTTTGTCCGCAACGTACACGGACAACGAAGAAGACGCGGCGGACGATTTTCAGCTATCCTACGACAACGCCGTAAACAGCGGGAACAGTCAATGGGTGGAGGTAAAAACCACGATTGCGCCGCCGGAAACGGGGAAGCTGGTACAGCGGGAAATAGCGCAAACAGAAACCATTGATTATATCGTGCAGCGCGGGGATACTCTTTCCGGCATAGCGGCAAAGTATCTGGGCAGCGCGTCAAAGTATACGCAGATCGTGCAGGAAAACGGGATCAAGAACCCGGATTTAATTTACCCTGGGCAAGTGTTCAAGATCACAACCGGGGGAGAAGCCACGTCAACGCCTACAGAAGCCGTACAGGCCACGCAGGCGGCGGGGGGTACAGATACCCAGGGTGGAGCCGGAAACGCCGCCAGCGGCGGCGGAAACGGCGCGGGAAGCGGCCCGGCGGCCACGTCCGTTAAAATGGTGCAGGTACAGCTTGCACAACTGGACTGGAAGGGTAGCGGACGTTCCGGCGTGCTGAACTGCGGCACGTTTGAGATCGACAGCGCCAGCCTTGCGGGGCCGCCGATGAAAACCACATTAAGCGGAACTTCCATTCCGTATACGTCCACGTTGCGGATGCAGAAGAAGTGCCGCAACTGGGAGAATACAACCCTAAAGGCGATCGCCGGACAGATCGCCGGGGAAGCTGGCCTGTCCCTGCTGTATGAAAGCAAGGAAAATCCGCAGTACACAAAAAAAGAACAGGTGCAGCAATCGGACATACGGTTTTTACAGACGCTTTGCCACGCGGAAGGGAAAGCGTTGAAAATCACGGAATTAGCCGTGGTTATCTTTGACAAGCAGGACTATGACGGGAAACCGCCGATTAAAACCATTACTTATGGAAGCAGCGATATTCTTTCTTTCCGGCTGTCTACGAACATGAAGGATACAGCATACACCAGCTGTCATGTCAGCTATTCCGATTCCGAAAAGAAAGAAACGATAGAATACACGTTCACGCCGGACAGCAGCGCGGGAACGGGGCAAGTGCTGGAAATCAATGAAAAGGTTGCAGACACGGCGGAAGCCATGCGCATTGCAAAAAAGCGCTTGCGGGAAAAGAACGAAGGGGAAATAACGGCCAGCTTTTCTATGGTTGGGGACGTTCAGCTTGTGGCGGGCGTGGTGGTTCAACTGCGGGGCTTCCAGTCCTTTGACCGGAAATACCGCATCAAGAGCGCAAAACACAAGCTATTGGGCGGCTACACAACCGACATTGAATTAGTGCAGATATTGGAGGGGTATTGATGGCGGGACAAAGCGGCGCTTCCCTGCAAATGGACAAAGACATACTGGACGCGCTGAAACGGATAATCAGGATTGGCGAGGTACAGACCTTTGACGCGGTGACACGGAAAGGGCGCGTAAAGTTCCAGGATAGAAACGGTATGAAAAGTTCGGAACTGAAATTTGTTGCCCGGCCCCGCCACATTGCGCCGAACAAGCAGCCGCCGGATCAGGAAGACGATCTGGTAAAGACGGCGTGCAGCCATTGCCCACACCAGCACGAAGCCTATGTAATGGACTGGAACCCGAAACCGGGGGCGTGGGTGCTGTGCATCATGCGGCCAGGCGGGGACGGGGACGGATACGTTGTAGGGGAGGTGTAAGCCGTGGGGAAGCTGGGCGGTTTTGGTTCGCTGTCCTTTGTCGTGTCCAGCAATACCATAAGGACGTTTGAAAAACTGCAATGGGACGTGGGCGCAAGCTACGCCACGCACGACCGGCACATGATGCCGGATCTTCTGGAATTTCTGGGGCCTGACCTGGAAACAATCAGCCTGCCCGTTAAGTTTTCTGTCTTCCTGGGCACAAACCCGATATTGGAAGTGGAGCGGTTGCGGGCCATGATCAGGAGCGGGGCGGTAGAACGGCTGGTGCTGGGCGGCCACGTATACGGGGATTATAAATGGGCCATTACCAAAATGTCCGCAGAATTGAAGACCTTTGACAACCGGGGAAACTGCTGGGCGGCAAATACCACGCTGTCACTGAAAGAATACGCCAGGAGGTAGCGCCGTGTCGTGGATTTTGAAGAACAACGGGAAGATACTGGAAGATATTTGCCTTGACCCGCAGACGGTGGAAGAAGAAGTGCTGATCAACGGCGCGATCATTCTTGACAGCTTTTGTAAATCCGTTCCGCTGATCCGGGGGCTGGGCATGAATACAGACCGCTTACACCGCCCTGTAAACGTGGTGGCAAATGAGATTGTGGCGAACATTCACGATCAATTTGAACAGTACGAACCACGGGCGATTCTGGGGGAAATCACGGTTGCCGCAAACAATGTTCACGGGGATATGGAAATCACGGTTGAAATAACGGGGGTGAAGAAGGGATGAACAAGCGGGAATACCCGGACATTGAATTTGTGGAAACCGACACGGAAACCATAGAAAACAGCATGATCGCACTGTTTGAATTGATGTACAAGGAAATGACCGGGAAAACGAAAAAGGTTTACCCGGCTTCCCCGGAACGGCTTTTCATTGCCTGGGCCGCCAGCATCGTTATTCAGCAGCGGATCATAATCAACGAAACCGCAAAAAAGAACGTGCCGCGTTACGCGAACGGGAAGTATCTGGACAGCCTGGGGGAGCTGTTCAAAGACACGTTCCGGTTGCCGGAAGCAAGAGCAAGCGCCGTTTTCCGCTTCTACATTTCGGAGACGCAGCCGCAAAGCGTGATTGTACCGAAGGGGACGCGGATCAACTTTGACGGAGAAATTGTATTTTCCACAACGGAAGAATTGGAGATCGCCGCCGGGGACAGCTACGGGGACGTTCTGGGGGAATGTCAAACGCCGGGCATTGTGGGAAACAACATAGCCGCCGGGCAGATCAAAGAAATTGTGGATACTTACGACTTCTTTTGGAAGGTGGAGAATATCACGCGGACGGCGGGCGGAGCGGACAAGGAAAGCGATCAAAGCTACTATGAGCGTTTGCGGGAAAGCATGGAGAGTTTCAGCACAGCGGGGCCGGAAGGGGGCTACAGTTACCACGTCAAAAGCGTTTCTGCGGCCATTACGGACGTTTCAGCCACAACGCCGGAACCGGGGGTGGTTGATATTAGGGTGCTGCTGAACGGCGGGGAAATGCCAACGGAAGCAACCATGCAGGAAATACAGGACGCTTTGAACGCAAGCAAGGTTCGACCGCTGACCGACAAAGTGATCGTGTCGAAGCCGGACGAAGTGCTGTTCACCATTGACGCTACGATCTACCTTCCCCGCTACAGCCAAACCAGCAGCGCGATCATTGAGGAAGAAGCACGAAAGGCCGTAGCCGTGTATGTCAAATGGCAGACCGGGAAAATGGGGCGGGATATTAACCCGTCCTATTTGCACCGCCTGTTGATGGACGCGGGGATCAAAAGGGCCGTGATCCGGCAGCCGGAATTTGCCGTTGTGCCCGGAACGTCCGTTGCGCGGCTGGAAGGGCCGGAAACGGTGCTGAACGGGGGCACGGAAGATGAATAACGATATTTACCAGATCGACTTCACACAGATATTTCCCACGGCCCTACAGCATGACCCGAAAATGATCGCGCTGGCAAAAAGCCTGACGGCGGAACTGCTGGCCGTCAGCGGCCATATGGAAGACGTGCTGATCTATTCCAGGATAGACCAATTACCGGAAGAACTGGTGGACATACTGGCCTATGATATGCACGTTGACTGGTACAGCTACGAAGACCCGCTGGCGGTGAAGCGCAGGACGTTGAAAGACAGCGTGAAGGTTCATAAACACATGGGGACAAAGTACGCCGTTGAAACGGCGATCCAGGCGTTTTTTCCGGGGGGCGCGGTTCAAGAGTGGTTCGACTATGCGGGGGAACCGCATCACTTCCGCATTACGATCCCGCTTCCGGGGGGTATCACGCCGGAAGTGCTGGACGATTTGAAGCGGCGGATCTGGCACGTCAAGCGCCTGTCAAGCTGGCTGGACACGATCATAACGGAAACGCAAATGGAAAAAACCATATACGTTACGCCGATCGTGGGCCGGGGGCTTGCCATTACGAAACTGCCAGAACTGGAACCCGCTATGGAGCCGATGCAGCTATACATTACGCCTGTGCTGGGGGACGGTATGGCGGTTACGCGGCTTCCGCCGCTGGAACCGGACTTCCCGGCGGCGGCGGTTCTGGCCCGCGTTTCGGCGGCCATGCACAATATCATGGAAACGGCCCTGCCAACGCTGGCGGAACCCGAATTAACGCCGTTTCCGCCGATTCTGGGCCGTGTTTCGGCGGGGGTACATTCTATATCGGAAACGGCATTGCCGCCGCTGTATGACCCGCTACAGCCCGAATTAAGGGTATATCAGCCGATTGCCGCAAAACAGGGCGCGGCTATCATGGAAACCAGACTGCCAGCGCTGGAAGACTTCCTGACCACCATTCCGGCGGTATGCCGGGCGCGGGCTTTTGGAGCGTTCACCACGGTAACAGAAACTAAACTGCCAGAACTAAAGGAGGAAAATAAACTATGAGCCAGTACGGTTGCACTATCCCCAGGCGGGGCCGGGCGCTGATCGCAAAAATCCTTGCGGAAAAGATGCCGCTGAAAATTTCCCGGATCATGATGGGCCAGGGCGTTTGCCCGGAAGACGTGTTCCCCGGCGATCTGGAAGACCTTGTGGAACCCGTGGCGGCGGGCACGTCCACGGAACCGACCTATGACGGGGACACGGTTCACATGATGGTTGAATACCGCAGCGACTTAAACGGCGGGCTGGATCGGGGCTTCTGGATCAGGGAGTTCGGCGTGTTCGCAAAAGACCTGGACGGATCGGAAGTCATGCTGTATTACGGCACGCTGGGCGATTATCCCCAGTGGGTAAGCGCCTATTCTGAACAAGGGCTGGACACGCGGCGGTATCCCGTGGACATTACGATCGGTGAGGGGGCCACGGTCATTATTGACTATTCCCCGGAAGCCTTTATGACCAGTGAGGACGTGAAGGGGCTTTGCACCACCACCATTCTTCCTATGTTCCTGACGGAAGCGCAAGGGCTGATTGACGCACACAACGCGGACGGCAACGCACACCAGGCGATCCAGAACGCCGCCGCCGATATTAACAGGCGGCTTGCCCTGATCGAATTGATGTACAACACGGAAGTAAAGGGAAACCCGTTTGTAATCAGCTTTGACGATTTGACAAAGCTGGTTGTAACGGGCGTTTGGAACAAGGAGCAAAGGCGGCTGGAATTTTGATGGATACGATCCGCTTTTCCCTTCCGACGCCGGGGCTGTCCTGCCTGATCGGGAACCTGTTCACGGAATTAGAACCGCCTTGCGGAGCGGGACGGCTTGACCCGGACGGGATCACGCTGTATGGGCGGACGGTGAGCGGGGAGCGCGGGGAACTGCATATTTTCCCGGATCACTGTACATTCACGGGCCGCCTGGAAGACTACCAGGCGGCCCGTTTCGGAGCCTGCCCGGAAAGGGGTTGCAATGGCAGAATTTAAGCTGGGGAACAAGGCCCTTGAACTGTACCGCTACACGCTACAGGTTACAAGGCCTGTGGCGGACGATAAGGTAGACGCGAAAGACGCGGCAAAGGTCATGAAGACCATTGCGCGGGCGAAAACCGTAGAGGAAATGCGGGAACTTCTGCTGAAAACGGCGGATCGCCTGGAAAAAAAGCCAGGCCGCCCGCGCTTTCCCAAAAGCGAAAGTTTCGGCATGATTGCCGATCTGCGGGGCGCGGCGCGGAATATCGTGCGCGGGGTACACGCCGCAAATGAAACAATCTTCACGGAACGCCCGGAAGAACGGCTGAAAGAAATTAAAGCCGTGATAGATGAATGTAACCTGATGTTGCAGCTTGTGGCATTGAGCGAAGAACTAAAGTACGCAGACATAAAGAGGGTTGAAACCTGGACAAACAAGATCCTTGACGTGAAGCGTATGTGTCTGGCCTGGATAAAGAAGGACGGCGAACGGGCAAAGAAGATCCTTGCCGAAAAAGACCGCGAGAAAATGACCGTCATAATTGCCCTTGTGCGGGACATTATGGCGGCGGAAGCAGCCGGAAAAACAAAAATGGATACAGCACGGCGGCAGCCGTGAAGTATTGGGGTACAGCCCGGAAACGCCGTGAATTGGTGGTTGCGCTCTCCGAACCTGAACAACTCTACCAACGCCTGGAACGTCAATTCCAATGGCAATGCCAACAACAACAACTGTTCCTATACCGGGTATTATCTGCGGCCCGCTTTGATGGATACGCCAGACCAAGTAGGCATAAGCCGAACGCCGCGCCCCATCTTCAAAGGGGACTGTATCCCGTCCAACTTCTGCGCGTGGAAGACGGATAAACACAAGGCGTTGACGCTGGCCGCCGTTGGAGCCGTCAGCTATCAGCAGCGCCGGAAGGAATGAGGGGAAGCCCGGCGCGGGCAAAGCGCCGGGCTTCCGAATTACCAGGGGTAACGAATGAACTATGAACAGCTTTGCTCATTTGAGGTACTATATGCAGCCTATAAGACCGCCCGGCAGGGCAAACGCGAAAAACAAGGGGCCGCCCAGTATGAAGCAAACGCGCTGGCCTGTACCGCCAGGCTGTCCCGTCTGCTGTTAAGCGGGGCCTATAAGCCAGGGAAATTTGAGGTATTCACGGTATACGAACCAAAGAAAAGGCTTGTACAAGCGCCCGCGTTCGTTGACAAAGTGGTACAGCACGCCATAGTTGATAACATTCTGTACGAAGCCATAACCAGCAGCTTCATACAGGACAGCTACGCTTCCCAGGTATGGAAGGGTATGCACGTAGGCTTGAACCGATTAAAAGAACAAATGCAGGACTACTTCCAAAAGCGGAAGGGGCATGACGAAACCGCACGCAGGGCCGCAGGCTTGCCGCCGCGCCCGCCGGAACAGTGGGACTACGCGGACGGCTGGATCTTGAAAGCGGACGTGCATCACTTCTTTGCCAGCATAGACCACAACATTTTGAAAGAAAAGTTGCGGCGGAAAGTGGCGGACGATCGGATCTTTGCCCTTATGTGTACCTACATTGACAGCACGGACGGGTTGCCGCTGGGGTATCAGACTTCACAACTGCTGGCGCTTATGTACCTTGATGAATTTGATCATTGGGTGAAAGAAACACTACACGCCCGCTATTACGGGCGCTATATGGATGATTTTTATATTATCCATGAAGACAAGGCATATCTGAAAAAATGCCTTGTGGAGATCCGGGAAAAGATGGACGAATTGAAGCTGGAACTAAACGGAAAAACGGCCATTTTCCCATTGAAGAACGGGATCAACTTCCTGGGCTTCCACACATATTTGGACAGCGGCGGCGCGGTGGTCATGAAGCTACGCCGGGACAGCATACGGCGGATGAAAGACCGGATCAAGGGCTGGAAAGAAGACTTTCCGGCGGGGAAAATCAGCCGGGAAAAGATCGTGGTATGCTGGAAAGCGTGGGACGCACACGCGGCCCACGGGGACACCTACGCATTGCGGCAGAAGATGGCGGCGGAAGTATCCGCCATAATCGGCGTGCGGCTGACCGTCCGCAGGAAGATCCGCAAGTCAAAATATGACGATGCCCGGAAGATGGTTAAAAAACTGCGGCGGCAGGGCCGGAAGAAGCCCGGCCAAAGGAGCAAAAAGGAGGAATAAACCCTATGGCAAGCGTGGCATTAGGTCAAAAGGCTGTGGGAAGCGTTGTTAAGCTGAAATTTAACGGCGCTATGCGGGAATTTCTGGTGGTTCACCAGGGCCGCCCGTCCACGCTCTATGACGCAAGCTGTGACGGCGTATGGTTGTTGATGAAAGACTGCCTGGAAGCCAAGCGCTGGCACAGTTCGGACGTGAACGACTACGCAAACAGCGAGGTAAACAGCTATCTTAACAGCACGGTTCTTTCCAAGTTTGACAAAGACATACAGGCCCAGATCAAACAGGTAAAGATCCCCTATCGGCCCGGCAGCGGAACGAGCGGGACAGTGAACAGCGGGGCCAACGGGCTTTCCACAAAAATCTTCCTGCTGTCCGATCGGGAAGTGGGCTACACAAAATCCAACGTCAACAGTTATATTTGTGACGATGGCGCAAAACTGGCCTACTTCCAGGACGGAAACGGAACCAGTGAGAAGATCGCAAAGTTCAACGGAAGCGCCGTGCATTGGTGGTTGCGCTCTCCGTACCTGTACTACTCTACCGTCGCCTGGTACGTCAATTCCGATGGCCATGCCAACTACAACATCTGTTCCTATGCCGGGTATTATCTGCGGCCCGCTTTGATCCTGCCCTCTAACCTCTTGACCTCTGACGATGGCACGATCAACACGAACACGGCCCCGACTACGCCCGGAAGCATCAACGTACCGGGGAATATCCAGGGCGGAAGCACGATCACGGTAAGCTGGGGCGCGTCCACGGACGCGGAAAAAAATCTGGAAGGGTATGTGGTAGAACGCAGCACCAACGGCGGCGGACAGTGGACGCAGGTATACCAGGGCAGCGGAACCAGCACCACAAATACCGTCCCGGCAGGGACGGAAACGGTTATGTACCGGGTAAAGGCTTACGACAGCGAAGGGCTTTACAGCGGGTACAGAACCAGCGGCCAGATCACAGTAATTAACAACAACGCCCCCGGTATCCCGGCCAGCATCACGATCCCCAATGAGGTTTTAGGCGGAAAGCCGCTGACAATCACATGGGGCGCGGCCACGGACGTTGACGGGGATCTTGCCGGGTACAGCCTGGAACGCCAAGTGGACGGCGCGGACAGCTGGGCGGAAGTGTACCGGGGCAGCAATTTGAGTTATACGGACACGGTAACGCGGGGCTGGGCCAGCGTGTGTTACCGGGTGCGGGCCTATGACAGCCACAACGCCTACGGCGGCTATGCCACGTCCCAAAGCCGCCCCGTGAACAATAATATTGCGCCCGTTATTACCTGTTCCCAGGGAAGCGGCGCTGACCTGGGGACGAAAGACGGCGGCTTTTCCATTGCCTACAGCGTGGAAGACCCGGACGGGGACAGCATGACCGTAACGGAAGCCATTGACGGGGTGACAAAGCGGACGTTTACACCGGAGCCGGGCGCAAACAACAGCTTTGCCGTAACCGGGGAATATTTTATGTGCCTGCTGAACGGGCGGCACACCATGACCATTACGGCCAGTGACGGCAAGGGAAGCACGGTTCACACGCTGACATTTACCAAGGAGATCCACGCCGCTTCAATCACGCTGGCGGAACCGCTGGACGCGGACGCGAAAATTGAAATTTGCGTTATGTCCGTGATCGGGCAGATTCCCGCCGATGCCGTATACAGCGTGAAGGTGACGAACAACGCAAAGGACGCGGCCCCTGTGTGGGAAGACTGTACGGCGGAAGTTCGGGCGGGTGCTAACCACGTTTTCACGAATACCACGGCAGAAAACGGCTTTGCGTTCAACTTCAAGATCGAAGTGGAACGCGGGGCCAGCGGTGAGGGCGGCTATATTTCTTCCGCCCAGGGAGGTTTTCAATAATGAGTTTGCAGCACAGAAAAGACAGCGTGCGGGAACTGCGGCTGAAACAGCAGGGGATCACGCCGCCGAAAGACTGGAACAACGTGGAACAGGTGCGGGACGTAGTGAAGCAGCAGATCGGCGCGGCCTGTTCCGCCGCCATTTATGCCGGGGTTGAAGTGGGCGGCGCACGCTACAGCCTAACCGAACACGATCAAACGGAACTGATGGCCCAGAACGCCGCCATTGCGGCGGGGGCGCAGGCCGTCCCGTACCACGCGGACGGGGAACTCTGCCGTATGTACACGGCGGCGGAATTTTCGGCGCTGGCCCAGGCGGCCACGGCCCACGTTTTCTACCATCGTACTTACTGCAACCACGTTAACGCTTGGATCGCACGCGCCGGGCTGGACGAACTGGCCGAGATTGAGTACGGCGCGGAACTGCCCGCCGATCTGGCCGCCAGTATGGCCCGGATCATGCAGGAAGCGGGCGGCGCGGTATGAAACGTGTAATTACCCTGTGGGCACTTCTGGGGGCCGCTTACGTGGCCCTGGAAACGCTGTGGCGCGGCTATAGTCACCCGTCTATGTTCATTGTAGGGGGCCTGTGCGGCGTGCTTGTGGGCGCGTTGAACCAGGCCCCCAGATTCTACAACGCCCCGGTTGCCCTACAGGCGGCAGCCGGGGCGGCGGTTGTGCTGGCCGTGGAGTTTGCTTCCGGGTGCGTCCTTAACCTGTGGCTGGGCCTGGGCGTGTGGGACTATAGCGGGCTTCCGGGGAATGTGCTGGGGCAGATTTGCCCGGTGTTCGGCCTGCTGTGGTTCATGCTGATGCCCTTTGCAATCTGGGCGGAAGATACGGCCCGCTGGTGCATCTGGTTTTATGAAATGTCACTGATGCCGCCGGGGGAAGCGGATGTGAAAACGCCGTTGCCCGCGCTTTATTCGCTGAAAAGCATTTATTCTGACTTCATCAAAGGAAAGTAACGGGAGCCGCCCGCAGCGGCGCTTCCCGTTGCGGGCGGAACCGCCGGAAGGAGGGCAAAAACCGAATGGAAGGGAACTTGACACGGGCAGAACATGAAGAATTTGCCCGGCGCATGGTAGCCGAAAACAAACGCCTGGAAGATGAAAACAACAGGCAGAACAAGCGAATTGAACAGCTGGAAGACACGGTGAACCGGATCGTTGTCCAGCAGCTTACAACCCTGACAACAACGATTGAAAGGTTGGATTTGAGCGTGCAAAACACGCTGAAAGAGCAATCGGAAATCAGCGAACGGGTAAAGAAGCTGGAAAGCCGGGACGGGGATATGTGGCGCACAGCTGTAAAATACGTTCTTTCCGCCGTGCTGGGCGGCGTGGTTGTCTTCATCATGTCCCGGATCGGCATTTCGTAGGGGGGCGGCGGCAATGGAACTTACGGCCCCTATGACGGCGGCGCTGTGCTTTTTCGGCGGCGTTATGGCGTGCCTGCTGGTTTGTATGGCGCTAAAACTGAAAGCGGCCCAGGCGGGCGGCAGGAAGCAGCAGAAGAAGGACAAGCCGCCCGCCACGGTGGGGAAGCGCATGGGCGCTATGGATAAAATCCTGATCGTGCTGGGCGTATTCCTGCTGTGCTTCATCGTGGCAATGGTGGTTATCTTCATCAAAAAGGACAGCATACCGGACACGCTGGTACAATG